GCTGATGCTTATGCTGCTGCTTATGCTGATGGAAAGCTAACATATTCACAAAAAATACAACGGAAACTAATTGATTTTTTCGAGTAAATTTTAAAAAGGTGAATCTTCACGGGTTCGCCTTTCAATAACTATTCTTGCTTACATTCTTTCCCACCGTTGGCACCGAATGTCGACCGCCGCGAAGATAAACGTTATATTCGTTTGCAAAATTAACGGTCAACATGTAACGCATACAGTCTGAGGGATGGCCAAATTCTTCATAACTCACCTTCGTAACAGGGTGAGTTTTTTTCGTTTTCTTTAGCGTACCGTCCGAATCTTCGAGAGCGTACTGATAATCATAGATCGACTTCTTACACCGTTCGTTAATCAGTATGTCAATATCAAGCCGCCCGGCAAATATTGAGTTTACAAATCCGGCAGACTGAACTATTGACGGGTTGACCGATTGCAGGCGCAGGGTTGGCCGGTAATCTTTCAGATATCCCATAATATCAGTAAAGAAATTTTCGCCCTTCTCTTTTGCCGTATCTTCTTTTAAGCTGGTTCTGTCACCACCTACAAACAGTCCTTTAACACGTTCTTGCGGATAGCGGGCCCGGAATTCATTACAGACATGATGCCGCCTATTACGTGGATCAGGCAAACATATTTCATCAATCTGAACGGCTGTTTTGCGGCCTGTCAGGGTAACAATTTGCCAAACCAGGCAAGTAAGGTAAGGATTTACGTTTTCATCCCATGATAGGAAAATAGGAAGTTCTTCATTCCACCCGATTTTAGTAAGTTGACGATTTGGATTAAAATCTTTCCAGAACTCCCCGCCGGTTCGAATCTTACCCCAATTACCAAGACCGTAAATCTGATAATAGGCGTTATCAGTTATCTTATCTTTTTCGAAGTCGTCAATTACGTGTTGATCGACAAAGCCGCCGACTTGATACCCGTGTCTGTACTTCCCAACTATCCAGTAATTATTTGTGTAATTCGACTTAAGGATGACAGTATTGCCCTGTTTGTTGATCCATTTTGCGTCAATTATCCAATCTTCCGGCTTGCGTCCGACCGCGAGTGCTTCGGCTTGCTGATCAACCTCAATTAGTTCCTCCAGGTCGAACACATTAGTCTTAATCCAGTGTTCTTCCGAGATTGGGTTAAATATCCCGATAATCTGCTGTCCAACTTTTCCGCGAAGTCGTTTTTTGATCTGTTTTAAATCGATTTCGTCAAACTGACTAATTTCTTCCAATACCACGCGTTTAAACGCCGAAATACCCTTTACTTTTTCCGAATCATCCAAACCACGAAATCGACAGTACGAACCGGTCAGGTTGCATCGAATGAAGTTGATCTGAACCGTGAAATAATCGGATAATCCCCAGTCTGCGATAATGGTTTTGAAGTCCTGAAATATCGAATCCCGGATGTCAACCGCAAATTTACGAAGGATCAACGCGTTTTCGTCCGGTGCGCTGAGCATCTTAACGACTTGAAGCTGACAAAATGAATAGGTTTTCGAGGCGCTGGAACCCCCATACATCCAAATATATCTCACCGATAAGTCAGAAAACGCCGCGTCTAAATGCCAATATACGTTATTGAACAGTTCAGGGTTTATATCTATTTGGATTTCGCGGGGGGTGGTCATTCGGATAGCTCTTTGAGTTCGGATAGGTCGTTCTGAATCGAACCACGAATGACCCCAATTATATCATATTGCTTATCGGATTTAATTCCTTTTAATTCATTCCTGTCAATGTCCGATATTTCGTCAAGCATTTTAATTAACGCGTTGACTGTTTTTATTTTCATGGGTTAGTCTTCCTCACTCGTTTTGTACCCTATCTTAATTACCGGAGCCGCAATCGCCGCGCCGTCGGAGGTGACATCAAGTTTATCACCGTATTTTTTAGGTTGCATTTTGGCAACTACCCATTTACGTGCATCAATTTGAAGCTTGCGGTGTTCCGTCATATCACCCGTTTCAATTATCATTCCTTTCGGGGTGTCCTTCATTTTAGTGCCTTCCATTGGAGTATCGGCAATCTCGATAATTTGCTCAAACAGAACGTCTGAGCGAACCTCACGCGCATAATTATAAAGCTCTTTTAGCGTATCGGATTTAACCATCCATTGAAAAAACGTCACAAACGATATTTCAGATTCTTCAACCGCTTTATTAAATGATATTTTTTCATCAATAACCCGATTGCAAATGTCTGATATTATTTGTTCTTTTTCTTCGTCTGATAAGTTTAGTGGACGTGCCATTTTTTATTAGTTTATATCCGATAAATTCAGTTCTTCCAGTTTTTCCGGCTCAAATATAAACATTAACGCCAACTTTTGATATACAGATAGCGAAAAATTTAATAACTCAGTCCGTTCTGCTTCTGACATGATCTTTAGCGCCCGGCTATCATACATGTGATATACGTGACTTTCACGAACTATTGAGGCTTCAATACCTGAATCAAAATAACCTATTTCAATATCATTTATTTTTGCCAGATATTGGTTTTCTTCGGGAATAAATGTTATTCCGGTCATGAGAAAATAAGTTGGATGATTATGATTATAGGGATTCAAGTTCAGATTTGACTTCTTGCCAATATATTTCGATGTACTTAGATCGACCCGCCCAAGTTCCGAACCCCTTGTAATTATCGACCTCTTTAATCATTTCTTCAACGACAATTAACGCGCATCGCTTTGCGTCTTCCAGTCCATCGCTAAATAAACACGATTTCATTTTATCGCGTAATTCCCGTGCTTTTTCTTTTGGTGTCATAATGTTGTTTCGGTATAAAAGTAAATATTATTTTTGTCTATTGGCCTTAAATTTTCCTTTTGACAATTCAATGGGTTCTTGTCAATGAAATAAACTTTCGTCAGGCAATCCATTACGTCCTGAGCAAGCAAAACAAATTTATTGCCTTTCCCTGTTTTGGCAATTCTGCACGGGTGCAATTGACCTTCGAGCTTCCTTATTTTGTATTTGTAGGAACTAATCTTCAGATAGGCGGATGAATCAATTTTAACCTTTCTTGTTTTCTTTACTGATTGTAATTCAATTTCCATTTTGAATAAAATTAAAAAATCCTGAAAAAACACGGTTCAGATGCTTGATCAGGATTTGCAAGTTTTTACACTTGAATTTCTTTAGCGTTAATCTGAACCATTAACACCACAAATGTACGAATAAAAGCGATACCAACAAGCAAAAAACACAGTTCACCCGAAAATATTTTTTAGTCTGATAGCAAATCGCCATAACGTTATATATATCAACGACTTAATTACAAGAGTGTAATTTTTCCAAAAAAATACTATATTGCTCTTAATATTAATATAAATATACGTTTTCCTTTTGTTCTTATTATATATTTATATTTACTTTAGTTCCAATATATAAAAAATAATTAAAAAATACACTCTTAATGAATATCAATAACTTACAAAGGTTTTGAAAAAACGAAAGTGCACTTATTTTGCCATACTTAATATAATACAAAGAAGATATTAAAATATACAAAAAATATACATGATTTCCGCACCTATATATATTGTGTGTTTCGCGATATATTGCCAATATATTTTTATTTTCAGTTTTTTCGTGAAATATATTTCTTTTATATTTGCATTTTAAAAATATATTTCTTTACTTTGTACGGTCGTTGGGAATGAATCCGACGGCGTAAAGCTGACGCATCGGCATGACGGCGGGGAAGAATGAAAACAGCGAAAGAACACTATGATGCACTTATGCCAGAATGGTTTGTTGGTGAAGATGCTTTAAAATGTATTGCGATGGCGCAAACAGAAGCCTACATTGAAGGCCGCTCAGAGCTCACCACCATCACTCACCGCAATTACGAGGCTACTAAACGGAGAGGGTTGATTAATGAGAAAACAACTATTGAAGATTTTGTATGCAAGGTAAACGAAGAAGCCGAAGAGATGTGGTATTCATCAAACTCAGGAAAATCAAGTATTGATCCGTCCGAACTTGCCGACATCGCCCTTGTATGCTTTGCGATGGCCGAACATTATGGCATTGATCTGGTTGATGAAATGAGAAAGAAAACGGAATTTAACGAGACACGTCCGACGAAGGGCGAAATACGGGAGGACTAACGATGACAAAAAAAGAAGAGTACATAAACGAAATGATTGAACTTGGGTCGGCTCATGAATTAGCTGTATCGGATAGAGAACGGTCAGCAATTAAACAAGAGATTGACGAACTGTATGAAAAACACTGGAAGGAGGTACGAGATGACAATTAACGACCTCGGCCCTCACCGTATGTATAACGGTTGTTACTTCACCGTGACGGGCAAAGCATATCGAATAGTCGGCACCGAATTACAAGAGATAACTGGCACCCGAATTGGTGCACGCGGACATGTAATAATGACTATTGCTGGACGAACCGTTTATCTGGGGCGTATGATTTACTGCCTGTTTAACGACCTAAATTATGATGATTTCAATAGTCGAATCAAATATCTGGACGGCCAGTATGATAATTGTGCGCTTTCAAATTTGACAAGCGAACCGAAATATTCACTCGTTACGAAGTCAAAACGAAAAACGGTTGATCCCTGGGCGGTTCGGCAAATGTTTTGCGCCGGGCAACAGCTCACACAAATTAGTCAGGCACACGGTGTGAGTGCCGATCGTGTGCGAAGCATCTGTTTGGGATTTGAGAGCGTGGGGATTGAACAACTGGGTCAAGTAATTAAGATTGTAAAAAAGTAAAGTTATGAGAGAAATTTTATTTAGAGGGAAGACCAATAAGCAACTTTGGGTATATGGAAACTTAACAGTAGATGTTGGTGGTCATTCAAGAATACAATTCGATGCAAGGCAATTTGCCGTTGTGGTTAACCCCGAAACCGTCGGACAATTCACCGGACTAACCGATAAAAACGGGGTGAAAATATTTGAAGACGATATTGTAAAAAATACTCGAATTGTTGGTCGTTGTAATCTGTCGACAAATCATCAAGTATATTTTGATACTGAGTTGCTCCAATTCGGGTTAAAATATTCATTTGAAATGTTTCATTGTCAATTTAGTCATGAATTTGAAGTAATCGGCAACATTCACGACAACCCCGAACTACTTGAAAAATAATTGCAAAAATAAATCGTGAAACACTTGCATATTAAAAACAATCGTTGTATATTTGTCCCAGAAATCAATTAAAAAAAAGGCTATGACAAATTTAATTCAGATCATCAGAAACATTGATAACGCCAATATGGGTGTTCAGGAGTTTGTATTCCTTGCGGTTGTTTTGATTGTAGTAATTTGTATTTGCAGTGAACTACCAAAAATTAAAGAGGCATGAAAACAGCGATAAAACAAATATTTTGGTATTTAAAAGCCACGATAATAACCGCCTTTGTTACGGCATTGGCAGCGTGCTTGTTTATTAACTTTGCAAAATAATTAACGGCTTCGCTATCGGCGTGACGGGCAAATCAACCATGAAAATCGAAAAAATTAAACTAAACAAAGAAGAAATCAAGGCAATTATTGCCGAACTAATTGAACGGTTCACCGATGAAGATGGTACACAAACCGTTGAATTTGAGCTAAATGAAATATTCGGATTTAATCCCGGACTTACCGACTTAACCGATTTAATGACTTGTAAGGCGGCTTTGAACCTTTACACCGAATGCTCGGACTTCGACGAAAATAATCAGGCGTCTGTTGAGTCGCGGGGAGTTGTGAAGTTTGATCTTACTTTTTACCATAACGGCGATGAGGTTGAGGCGAATGACGATCAGATATATGAGCGAATTAGGAGGTATTACGAAATTTAACACGCGCTTCGGCGCATATTCCCTTCGCTATCGGGATGACGGGCACAAATCAATTATGATCAAAAAAGAAGACTTATTAAAGCTTAGTTCACCCGATTATCATGAGTATATCGGGGTGCTGCCAAAATGGCGAATCGGCGATAAAAACGGGTCGATGAATGAAATCTATCCGTATTACGACGCCGATCAGTGCGAAACGATTTTGGATGACGTTTGCGGCGTTGATGGGTGGGGTTGCGAATATCGCGAAGTTGCAGGTATACTGTTTTGCTCGATTCAAATTATGTTTGAAAGTGGTATGATCGAAAAAGCAGACGCCGGAGGTTCGCGCGAAAGTCGCAAACAATCAATGGGAGATGTCGACAAACAAACTTTTCAGGCAAAGACGGCTGCCAGTTCGGCGTTTG